AATGTATTAGTTTTTAAAAAGATATGACAATAAAAAAAGATTTATATGTTTATAGGGTTTTGCATGGAACTAAACGAATTAAAAAAATTAAATTAAGCAAGTTATTAAATCATTTAAACATGGAAGTATTTACAAAAAAGTTTTTTACAACGGAAAAAGAAGCAAAGAATCATATTAAAAATGAAACTTGAAAATAGAATAAACATAGAAGAATTGGCAAGGCAAACATTAAAAAATATTTTATCTTCTAAAGGTATTATATATAGACACTATGAAAACAAATTTAAAAGCAAAGAATCCAATAGCGAAGAAATTACAAAATCCGCAATACAAATTGAAAGTAGTTAAACCAAAGAAAGGGAAAGGAAGCTATGTTAGAAGCAATAATAATAATAGAAATAGTGATGTGGACTAGCTATTTAATATTTAATTAAAAAGTGAATAAAAAATGTTCACAATGTAAAGAAACCAAAAATGTTAAAAATTTTTGGTGGCGTAAAGACAACCAAAATTATAGAGCAAATTGTATAGAATGTTGCTCAAAACATAGAAAAAAATATTATAAAAAACACAAAAAAAGATTATTAGAGTGGCATAAAAAATATCGTTTAGACAATAGAGAAGAAATCATAAAAAAATCAAAAGAAAGCTATTATAAAAATGATGGGGCTAAACAAAGGAGAATATGGCGAAGTAAAAACCTATTAAGAGATAGAAAAAACAATAGACAATGGCAATTAAACAACCCTGAAAAAATTAAAGCAAGTAATAAAAAAAATTGGCAAAAGATTATAAATGACCCAATATTACATGAAAAACATAAACTTTTATCAAGATTAAAAATGTCCACCCCTAAAGCAAAATTAAGACAAAGAAAAGCATCTAAAAGGCATTTTCTAGCAAATAAAGATTATTATTTAAAAAAGAATAGAAAGCATTACCTTAATAATAAATTATATTATAATTTAAAATCTTTACATAGAAGAAAGGAAATTTTAAAAAGGATTCCTAAATGGGCTAATTTAGAAAAAATTTTTGAAATATATAAAAATAGAAAAAAAGGGTATCATGTAGACCACATTATACCATTACAAGGTAAAAATGTTAGTGGGCTTCATGTAGAAAATAATTTACAATATTTAAAAGCAAAAGATAATTTAAGCAAAGGCAATAATTTTATCCCAAAATAAAAAAGTGTATAAATTAACTATTTAATATTTAATTAAATTCAATTACGGCATTAAAAGAAAACGAAATTCTTTCGTCTTTCTTGTTATCACTAAAGAATGGATAAACCGAATGTCTTAAATTAATTGGAAATAAATACCAATTTCTAACTTCCGGTTTTATTAAGTGTAGAGCATTATTAAATGTATTTTCGCTTCCCTCATTAAATTCAATATGTCCGTTAGTTCTATGATGTTCTTTTTCATGATTCATAGAATTTTGAATAACTTTAGGAATTTCTAAATATCCAACGCAACTTAAATGAGGTTCTTTTTGATTTCCACCAAACATCGTATGACTGTGCTGGGGGTTATAATCTCCGCTTATGCTTACAACATACCAAGCCGAATTAATAACAATTCTTGTTACTTTCTTATCTGGATAATGATGTTCTGTATATGTTTTAATAATAGGATCAAAAAAGTTTCCTTTCCATTTTAACATTATTTCCGGAGTTATTAAAAATTCGTTTTTTACATTCCCAACTAATTTTTTTCCAAAATCATAATCTTTTACTTTATCTTTATCGCTTCTAATTTGTTCTAAATCTTTTAAAAAGTCCGTCAATAATTCTAAAGGTAGTACGGCTTTTGCTATTGTAGAGCCAAACGGCTTAAACATTTCAAAATTTATTTTTTTTGTCATTATATATCGTATATATTATATAAATTTTTTAAAGGAATACTCCAACATTTAGGTCTATCTAAACCAAAATCGGTTAAATATTTATCTTCTAATTTAGAATAATAAGGAAACCAACCTTGAATTGTATATGTATGTTCGCCCTCATAAGTAACTAAAACATATTTTGCTTTCTTTTCTATTGGACGAATAATTAAACTATTATTATATTTTTTTTGTTGTGTTCTAATTTCTATATCATTACCAACATCAGCTTTATCGTATCTATTATAAGTGTCGCTATAACTACCATTAAAAAAAACATTTTTAGCTTTACAATAAGCAACTTCGCCCATAGCCCCTAAAATTCCTAAAGATAGTGTACGCTCCTCCGAACCTTTATAACCATGTCCGAACTTTTTTTTCATTTTAATATTTTCAACATATCTTTTATTAGCTACTTGCGAAGCCATCTCTATTTCGTATGGTTCTAATTTTATAATCAAACTTCGTTACCCCAACTATCCCAACCTGGAGCTTTCTGTCTAGCAAAGAGTTCAATTCTAGGTAAATCTCCGCAAAGATTAACTATATTAGTTCTTACAATGTCAGGTTTTCTTGAATGTTCTCTACGAATATCTATAACTAATTGTTTAACATTTTTAGAAAATCTTTTTGGTTTGCCTTTTGTAGCTAACAAACATATTTCAGGGTTTGCTCTTGACCAATATCCTAATCCCATAAAGAAATTATTGTTTGTTTTATTTTTTTTAACCCAAGTAAAGGCAATTGTTTTATATTTAAATCCCCAATTTTTAAGTAGTTTAAAAGATTTTTCCAAGAAAGGATCAGTAACCCACATAAACAAACAACAATCCACATCAGCAATATCATTAATATTAAAATCCAATAAATCGTTAAATTCCATGCAAGAATAATGTTTGGTAGCATTACGGTCTTCCCCTTTTTTAGAATAGCTTTTAAAGTACCAAGGTGGATCAGCATAAATAATTTTATACTTTTTTTTGATTGCTTTTAGTTCTTTCAATATTGTTTTCCTTTTCTTGTTTATCTTCATATTCTTTTGTTGATACACCTTGAAAATGTTTAAACCAACATTCAGCGCAATAATCTTTTCCGCTTTCAACAACATCAGCTTTCATATCACATTTAATACAAGTTTTCATATCACCGTAAATATTCATTTATTATTTTTTTTAATTTAGGATTTTTCTTTAATATAGGAATAAATTCTTCGCTTAATAAAGCAGTCTTTTCTTCGCCAATTTTATTTATATTAATTTTATTTATCCAACAAATTATATGCCAAATCTCATGATATAAAGTTTTAGCCATCATTTCTTTTGATAAATTAGGATTGATTCGTAAAATTAAAGGATCAGGGTCAAATACAGCATGACAATCTCCGCAATTTTCCCATAAAACCTTGATTTTTTTGCTTTTATATTTGATGATTTTAAAAGCCATATCGAATCTTTAAGCATTTATTAAATAATTGCAATTAATTAATGTATTGATTTTTTACAAATTTTGTATTATCTTCCGAATCAATGCTTATAAAGATTGGCAAACAGTGGAAACATAGAAAGGTTGGGGGTTGCTTTACCGCTGATCATCTTTCTCCCTCTCAATTAACTAAAAGTCCAGACCAATGGTTTTACGACTATTGCGTACTAGATGAAAAGGATAGGAAAAAGCGACCCCCTAATATGCGAATGATTTTTGGTGGAATTATTGGAAGAGCTTTACAAGATATAATTGTCCATAAATTATCTATAAAAGAAGTTATGAAAGGAAAAAAAGATGTTGGAAAAACTGGCTAAAATGCAAACCGAATTAAGGAACTATCAACAACAACAAAAAAAACAAGATTCTTTAATTAGAGAAAGAGATGCTGAAATAACTAATTTAAGAATTAAATTAAGTAAATACGAAGATAAAGAAAATCAAAAGAATAAAAACCAAAGCTATATTCATAACAAAGCATTAAAAGATGTAGAACAAAAAAAACAAAATGAAGAAAGGAAAAACAAAGATGACAACCAAGACGGAAGTAAAAAATAAAGAAGAAAAAAGCAAAGGTGGTTTTAAAGAAAGGCGTTTAGAATGTATTAATAAATTAAGTGAAGTTAATACAGTTGATATTAAGGGTAAAAAATATTCTACAGTTGCAATAAGACATCAACATTTAATAAATTATTTTCCGGAATCTAAAATAGACGAACAATTAATTGATAGCCAAACAAACGATAGTTTTGTTACAACAAAAACTACTTTGTATATTGGCGACACACCTTACAGTGTAGGTCATGCAAGGGAAAGTTTTAATAGCTCCTTTATTAATAAAACTTCGGCAGTTGAAAATGCTTTTACATCAAGTTTAGGAAGATGTTTAGCAGCGTTTGGCTTACATGGTAGCGAATTTGCTTCTGCCGAAGAAGTTGCTAATGCTATTAATAACCAACCATCAAAAAAAGATTCAATCGAAACACAAATAGAAAAACAAAGTACTGAAACAAAACTTAATAATTTGTATTCTAATTGGATAACTAAAAACGAAAAAATAGACGAACTA